ACTGGCAGACCGGCATGGACGTTTTTCGCTGGTGGATGGAAGATGACAACATCAGTGGTCAGTTGAGCATGGACGATTTAATGGGGGTGATTATATGACGCAGAAACAGTTTATCAAGCAGTTGATGAGCCGCGGCGTTTCATACTCGGATGCCTGCGGGCTGGTGGCCTACATGAAAGAGCTTCGCCAGCTGATCGAAAAGCATGAGGATGTTGTGATGCTGGCGGATGCAAACACAATGCAGTTCGTCCCGGCAAAGGTCTACTCCTACGAGGAAACCTTCCAACGGATGCAGGAAGGGAGAGACATCTTTTGCTGAAACACTGGGAAAACGAAATGCTGGACGCCATGTGGAGCTTTCTGCAGATGGGTGAGCTGAAAGCCAATTACCCTGTGCTGAAAGAAGCTTGCATGGAACTGCGCCAGATGATGATGCAGAAGACCGCCGGGCAGCGCAAGGACAAGCCCAAGGATCTTTCGTTTGATAACCTCGAACGGGTTAAAGCGACGATCATCTGCGAGGCTATGGCCTTGGTGCTGTCAGGCGAGTATGAGCCAAAGGAGAAGTGAAGCATGAAAACCGAAAAGAGAATGATCTGCTTTATCGTGGCAGTTGTGCTGCTGATTCTGACGCTGTGGTTTACATCCTGCGGTGCAACCACTGCCGAAGCAGAAGTTGAAAGAAAACCCTGCTACCATGTCACCGTCTACTCCCCGGCAATCGAAAAAGTGGGCTATGCCAGCAGAAGGAAACCGAAGTACACCATCACCGTGGAGGACTTCAGCGAGCTGCTGCCTGACCCGAAGCTATCTGCTGAGCGTGAGTATCAGCTGCTCCGTATCCCTCGGTCAGATGGCCGTTTTGAGCTGGTATCCACATCACTGGTGGAGATCGAGTATTACTGATTGGAGGTGCGAGCGTGAAAGCTGTATTGATGAGTATCAAGCCTGAATGGTGCGAGAAGATTCTCGGCGGCGAAAAGACCGTAGAAATTCGCAAGACCAGGCCGAAGCTGGAACCTCCCTTCAAGTGCTACATATACTGCACTTTGGCCGGGAGTGACAGCCTGTTTATGGATGTCCTCAATCGGGATGTGGCCGCGTGGAACCGTGGCGGCTGGCCAGAAAAAAGGGGATGTGTCATTGGAGAGTTCATTTGCGATGACATCCGACGCATTGGCCCTGAATACTGTGTCGTCAAAGAAGATATCGAATCTGCAATTGCTGGAAGCTGTCTCACAGTACCGCAAGTCAAAGACTATGCCGGATGGAAGTCCGGGATGAGTTATGCAGATTTGAAAGACTTGTGTGGCTGGCATATTTCAAACTTCAAACTCTACAAAAAGCCAGTAAAGCTTAAAGATTTCTGGGCGATACAGCCCTGTACGCATCGCGGAGACGGTTGCACCTGCCGCAGATGGGACGCAGAAAAGCTGATTTGCCGGGGAGAAGCATTCGGAATCGAACGCCCGCCGCAAAGCTGGTGCTACGTTGAGGAATTTCACGCATGAACACTGGAAAGCAGTTTGAAGCAGATTTCAAAGCATCCGTCCCATCCGATGCGTGGTGCTACCGCCTGAAAGACAGTGCTGCCACATACTACGGCGGCAACGAGAACCTGTCCTTTTCCATCGACAACATCTGTGACTTTCTTGTGTACCGTCACCCGATGAACCACCTGTTCGAGTTAAAAACCATCGAAACGCCCTCTATCCCTCTGGAAAAGGTGTTCGGCAAGTACGACAAGGCGAAGTGTAAGTACTGCAAGGAAAAGCACATCACAGACATGGTAGAAGCAATGGGATACAGCGGTCAGACCGCCCATGTGATAGTCAATTACAGGACGGTCAACCGCACCTTCGCAATCCCTGCCAGCAAGGTTCTGGCGTTCCGATACAACGAGAACCGCAAAAGCATCCCTTGGCAGTGGGCAGAGCAAGAAGGGATAGAGGTCAAAGCAAAAAGGCTGCGTGTCCATTGGCGGTATGACGTGGACGGGTTGCTAAAGAGACTGGAGATAGAGCATGAAAAAACGAATTTACCTTGTTCTTGAAACCGAAGCAGACGAGGACGATAAGAGCATCCGAAGCGACATTGAGCAAGAACTTGGAATGGCTACGCACTATTTTGAAATCGTTTCTTGTATCGAAAAGGAGGAAAACAATGCCTCGCACATGGACGCCTGACACCGACATGTCGAAGCCGGACGGAACCGATTACCGCACCGTCAAAGCGTGGTTTCAGCAGTGCAGAGATCTGGCAGAGCAGGTCGAGGCCCAGAAGCAGAAGATCCAGCGCATCCGGGACACTGCTGAAAAGTGCACCCAGAGCATGAGCGGGATGCCGATGGGCGGTGGAGCCGGTGACAAGGTGGGATTTGCCGTGGAGAGAATCGACACAGAAGAGCGGAACCTCAAGCAGATGGAGCTTGATCTCTGTGAACTGCGCATCGAAGCTGCCCGGCGGGCCTACTGCCTGAGCGGGTCTGCTCGGTCTGAAAAGCAAGCAAAGTGCATCTGCGGCTGGTATATCGACCTGAAGCCCCAAAAGAAGATCGCGGTGGACGTGGGCTTGTCCAGAGACAATTCGGTCTCCACCTACATCCACGAGGGGCTTGATGCTTTGGCAGAAATCTGGGAGGATGTACAAAACGACCATTAAAAGCGATTTGATTTCTACGCTTTATTTGAATCGTTGTGAAACACATGTGAATCGAAGTGTGGTAAAATGATTACAAGCGGAGCCGCGCAAAGCGGTGCGCCGCTTCTCAGCAGCTTCCAAAGCGCGGCCCCGTACGGATTCTCCTCTCGTTCATGCCGCTTAACGCTTTTTCGCTTTGAAACCGTGCTTTGCGGGCTGCTTCTATGCGAGGTGTGCGTTGGGGCACCCTACCGACCCGGGAGATGGGATGTGGTTCGACTCCACAGCTTCGCACCGAACGCCGCAAAGTCTGTAACGCGGCAAGTCTGACGCATGGAGTGATTCACCACCGGTGTGCGGGTGGGTGTGGGATTCCTGAAATCTTGCCCACGCCCTGAAACCTCCGCCCGTGAACAGCAGCACCGGAAATCTGAGCGGGCCAGCATGCCCCGCAGGATGTGCGTCAATTCAAGCAGCCCCGGCGGCGAACCGTGGGCTGTTTTTATTTGCTATATGGTCGCCTGAGCGCAATGTGGAGCGCGGTGCGTGTGTGTAGGCACGGCTGGTTCGATTCCAAGGGCGGCTTTTTATACTCCGGCAGCTCAAGTGGTAGAGCAGCGGTCTCCAAAACCGCAGGTTGCAGGTTCGAGCCCTGCCTGGAGTGCCAGACTTTGCATGACCGGGGGACGGCATGCAGAGAATAGCGGGGCATCTGGCCGCGAAAGTTCCGGATGCAGCGGCAACGTCTTACTGTCCGGTAAAAACAGATAACGGCGTTGCCGCTTATATGCCGTCATAGCTCAACTGGGAGAGCGCCGCCCATTTAAGGCGGGACAACGCTGGTGACACCACATGGCTAGTTTACAACCCGATACATCCGAGGCACTTAACCACGCCCCGGCGGGGGCCTGTGGGTGCCGGTTCAAATCCGGCTGACGGCTTATTCGATTTTTACCGTTCGGATTTCCGGGCGGTTTTTCTTTTACACGAAAGGGAATGCCATGATTCTGCCGATGGAAAACACCGAAAAGATGATTTTTCCGGGCGTGGGCAAGTATGGCATCCCTGCAATTAAGCCAGAAACGGACATCCGAATTGACAAGCTGGAATGGATCCCTGTCAACTATGCACTGACTGCCAAAGACAAGGCCACAAAGGGCGTGCATTTTTACAAGGACGATTATCAGTTTGAACGGTTCTGGAACAACCCTGACAAATACATTTCCCTTTTGCAACAGTTTGGCGCGGTATGTTCGCCGGATTTTTCTCTGTACAGCGATATGCCGCTGGCGGTGCAGGTTTTCATGCACTACAAAAAGCACTGGCTGGCTGCCTACTGGCAAGCCCACGGAATCCATGTGATTCCAACGCTATGCTGGTGCGGTGAGCAAAGCTATGACTGGTGCTTTGATGGGGAACCGAGAAACGCCATCGTAAGCATTTCGAGCCACGGCACACAGTCTGACCCATACGAAGCGGAATGTTTCGCCAAGCACTGCCGCAAGGCGCTGGAAGTGCTGTATCCGAGCAGCATTTTGTGGTATGGCAAATGCCCGGCAGAATTTGACTGGAATGTGACCAAAATTAAACCGTTTCAATACGAAAGGGGGCATTACCGTGAGTAAACGAGGTTCGGGCAGTTCCGCGAGAGCGGGTGGGGATTCCACAATGAAGTCTTTTGGAGGAGACCTCCCCGAACTGCAGGGAACGCCAAAGCAAATTGCTTATGCGCAAGATATCAGAGACGGATGAATCAAGAATACATTCGAGGGATATCAAAAAGAGTATGCAGAGCGACTTCAGAAATTGGAGATTCAGAAAAAATCGGATTCTCCAAGAGATGCACGAAGAAGAGAATTTAACGAGAGAAAAATTCAGACGCTAAAAGCAAACGTCGAAGCCGCAAGAATCGTTCTGAGCGAAGCTAAAAGCGCTCATGCGATTATTCAAGCGAAGAATTGGGTGAATGACGTTACCATGGATGTAAGAGATGCGTTGCTTGAGAAGAGATCAAGGGTAGAAATAAGCAAAATTGTAAGCGACTACGGTTTGAAGTAGTTTTAAACGCGGTGATTTAGGAAGGTGGTGGCGGTGGCCTACAGCAAAAACAAAAGAATAGGCAGACCGCCTGTCTTTGAGAGCAAAGAAGAACTTGAGAAAAAAATCGAAGAGTTCTTCAAAAGCTGTGAAGGGAGCGTTCTAGAAGACGAAACCGGAAAGCCTGTTTTGGACAAATACGGAAACGTGATAAAAATCGACGAACGTCCAGAAACTGTCACCGGTCTAGCTTTGGCGTTGGGTTTTAAGTCTCGGCAATCTTTGATTGACTATCAAGGAAAAGCTGAGTTTTCTGACACGATAACGCGCGCGAAGCTTCGATGCGAGAGATACGCCGAAGAACGGCTCTATGATCGTGACGGAAACGGCGGGGCAAGATTCAGCTTGCAAGTCAATTTCGGGTGGAGCGATAAGCCGAAAGAAGTGGAGCAGGAAGAGCGTCACGATGATGGCTTGATAAAGGCATTGAATGCTGCCGCAGATATCAGCCCGCCGGATGACGTGGAGATGCTGCCAAAGGAAGAGGACGACAATGCGGAAAAGTAACGGTTTTCGATGGAAAGCCCTCAGCCAGCGGCAAAAGATGGTTCTTTGCTGGTGGACACCGCAGAGTGCATACAGCGGTTACAACGGCATCATTGCAGATGGCGCTATCCGCTCGGGCAAGACCTTTGCCATGAGCTTTTCTTTCGTCCAGTGGGCTATGACCTGCTACAGCGGCCAGCAGTTTGCCATGTGTGGCAAGACCATTGCCAGCTTCCGGCGCAACGTGATGGGCACGCTCAAGCAGCAGCTTGCAGCCCGTGGCTACAACGTCAAGGAGCACCGGGCAGAAAACTGCATGACCGTCAGCAAGAGCGGCAGAACCAACGAGTTTTATTTTTTCGGCGGCAAGGACGAGAGCAGCCAGGACCTGATCCAGGGCATCACCCTTGCCGGGGCATTCTTCGACGAGGTGGCCCTGATGCCGCAGAGCTTCGTCAATCAGGCCACAGCCCGATGCTCTGTCACCGGGTCAAAGTTCTGGTTCAACTGCAACCCGGGCAGCCCGCAGCATTGGTTTTATCTCGAGTGGGTGCGGAAATGCCGTTCCCGCAAGATGATGTATCTCCATTTCACGATGGACGACAACCTGTCGCTTTCTGAGGACATCAAGGCCAGATACCGCAGCCAGTACAGCGGCGTTTTCTATCAGCGCTACATTCTGGGCCTGTGGACGGTGGCCGAGGGCCTTGTATATGACATGTTCGACCGCAAGAAGCACGTCGTTGATGAGCTGCCGGAGCTGTCACCAAAGAGCGCCTATGTGGCGTGCGACTTTGGCACCCAGAACGCAACGGTTTTTTTGCTATTCCAGAAGCGGGCAGATGCAGACTGCTGGATCGTCACCCGGGAGTACTACTACAGCGGCCGGGAACAGAAGCGGCAAAAAACCGTGGGCGAGTACGTCACAGACCTCAAGGCGTGGCTGAATGGTCTCAAGCCGGAGAGGATCATCGTTGACCCCTCTGCCCTGCCCCTGATTACAGAGCTGCGCAAGAACGGCTTTACTCAGACCCCCGCAAACAACGACGTTCTGAGCGGCATTCTGGACGTACAGACCATGCTGCAGACCGGGCGGCTGAAGATCTACAAAGACTGCAAGCACACGCTGGAAGAGTTCGGCGTGTACGCTTGGGATCCGGATAAAGACGACACCGTGCTAAAGGTCAACGACCACTGCATGGACGCTATCCGCTATTTCGTGCGCACAAAGCGCCTTGTGAAACTGAGGGATTGATTTTGAGCACTGTATACACATTCCAGACTTTCCAGCAGGCGCAAGCCGCCGGGGAACAGCCTGATTTCATCCGGCGGTTCGTGCAGCAGCACTGCGCTTCCAAGCCATACAAGATGGCTCTGGACGCCGACCTGTACGATGCCCAGAAAAACCCGGGGGCTGAACGCTTCGCGCAGGCCTACGCTTTGATGCTGAAGCGCCTATCCAAAAACACCAAGCAGGACACCCCACACCCCGATATGGTCAAGAGCAATCTTTTCCGGCGGCTCAACAAGCAGCGGGCGACCTACTCCCTCGGCAACGGTGTGGTCTTTGCAGACGAGGGCGTGGACAAGGGAAAGCTTGGGCAGAACTTTGATGAGCAAATCCAGAAGGCCGGATATTTCGCCCTGATCCACGGCGAGAGCTTCGGATTCTGGAACAACGACCACCTGGTGGTTTTCAAGCTGACCGAGTTCGCTCCCTTGTACGATGAAAAGACAGGCCTTTTGCAGGCAGGTGTGCGCTTCTGGCGGCTGAACCCGGACACGGATATGCACTATATTCTGTACGAGCTGGACGGCTTTACTGAGTACACGGAAAGCAAAATCGGCAGCACGATGCAGGAGACAACGCCGAAGCAGGCATACAAGAGCGTGACCGTCACCACACCCGGCGGCGGGCTGGAAAGCGTAGAGGGCGAAAACTACAGCGCTCTTCCCATTGTGCCGCTGTGGGGCTCCGACCTGCACCAGAGCACGCTTGTGGGCTTGAAAGCCTACATTGACAACACCGATCTGGTGATGTCCGGCTTCTGCAATGACCTGCAGGACTTTTCGCAGATCTACTGGCTGTGCGAGAACTTCAACGGCATGACCGATGACGAACTGCAGGAGTTCCTTGTCAAGCTGAATCTGTACCACATTGCAGGCGCAGACACCAGCGAGGGCGGCAAGATCACCCCCTACACCACCGAGATCCCTGTGACGGCCCGGCAGGCTCTGTTGGAGCTGCTCCACACCCGGGTGTATGAGGACTTCGGCGGTCTGGATGTGCACTGCGTGAGTGCAGACAGCACCAACGACCATCTGGATGCAGCCTATGAGCCGCTGAACCAGAACGCAGACGACTTCGAGGCGCAGGTCAAGCCGTTCATCCGGCAGATCTGCGCACTGGCTGGCTTTGAAAACGCTATGCCGACATTCAACCGCAGCAAGATCGCCAACACAGCTGAGCAGGTCAGCATGGTGATTTCCGAGGCCGCCATCATCGGGCAGGACATGGCCATTGACCTGCTGCCCAACCTCACCCCGGAACAAAAGGAGCAGGCCAAGGCAGCGCTGATGGCTGAGAGCGCAACACGGGAGACCGTGGACGAGGAGGAGGATGAAGATGGAACAGATGAAGCGTGATATTTTCGCCGCAGTTTTTGGCTTTTTCTTTGGCTGCGGGGTGAGCTCGTTTATCATTAACATTGCAGAGCTTGTGATGCGCTTATGAACGACCGTGACCGCATCTCGACCCGCCAGCTGAACCGCCTGCGCCGCCGTATCCTCCGGGTGTACGGCACTGCCCGCCGGGAGATGCAGAAGCAGCTGACCGATTTTCTGGCAAAGTACAAAGCGCTGGACGAGCGCAAACGGGCACAGCTGGATGCAGGCGAGATTACAGAGGATGATTACCGCATCTGGTTGCAAAATCAGGTCTTTCAGTCCGATTTGATGCACGCCAAGCTTGACGGCATCACCCAGACCTGCACCACAGCCCAAGAGACGGCCTATAAGCTGGCCCGGGACGAGCAATACAACATCTTTTCCTTTGGCGCAAACTGGACGTTTTACGAGCTGGAACAGGCCGCAGGAGTGACGTTCGGGTTGACCCTGTACAACACCGAATCGGTCAAGCTCCTGCTGAAGGAGAACCCCCGCATGGTGCCCAACAAGCGCATCAAGAGCGAGAGCAACCGCACCTATGATGCCCGGGTGTTCAATCGCTACGTCATGCAGGGCATTGTGCAGGGCAAGAGCGTCCACGACATCGCCGTGCAGGCCGTCAACGGCATGGCCGACACGGAGATCCACTGGGCCATGAACAACGCCATCACGGCCCTTACCAGCGCCCAGAACGCCGGGGCTTTGCAGCAGATGCGCAACGCCCAGGCTTTGGGCATCGAGGTCAAAAAGCGATGGAATTCTACCCACGACTACCGCACCCGTGAGATGCACCGCCTGCTTGACCAGCAGACGGCAGAGCTTGACGAGCCGTTCAAGGTCATGGGCTACGAGATTCAGCGCCCCGGCGACCCCAACGCAGCGCCGGAGATGGTCTACCACTGCCGCTGTGTGCTGTCCTCTGCGCTGGGCAAGTATCCTCGGCAGAACGCCATGCAGCGGGACAATGTGACCAAAGAGACCGCCCCCGTCATGGATTACACCGAGTGGTATAAATCCAAGGGCGGAAAGGAAAAAGAGCAAATGTGGTGGGCAGAAGAGCGAAAACGCAGAAAGGAGGCTGCAAAGCATGGATGAGAAGAAGCCTTGCGAATTTTGCGAGAGGCTTGCGTGGTGGAAGAAAAATTCCCCCAAAGGGGAAAACGACCTTTACACCACGTTTCAAGTCAGTCTTATCACAAAAACGCACAGGAAAGGCGCAGGCGTGTGCGGTACGGTAACGCATCGTGCCGGACAGCTGAATTTCTGCCCTGAGTGCGGTCGCATCTTAAAGAAAAAGCGAGAACCGAGGGATAAGCCGTGAACTTTAACTACGACATCAAATTCACCGACAACACCCCGCAGCTGCATGAAGCGCTGGACTCGTGGGCGGAGCGGGTGCTGACCATCTGGGGCATGAAGGTGCAGGACTACGCCCAGCTTCTTGTGCCCACCGGCACGGCAGACAGCACGGGCATTGAGGGCTATGTGGGCGGTGCGCTCAAGCAAAGTCTGACCTTTGCCCTCGACCTCGCAAAAAAGACCGTGACCATCGGCAGCAACCTGTTTTATAGCGTGTATGTGGAGCTGGGAACGGGCATCTTTGCCGAGAAGGGCAACGGACGCAAAACGCCGTGGGTCTGGAAAGACTTCAACGGCAAATGGCACTTTACCCGGGGCATGAAAGCCGCCAATGACGGCAAAGGATTCCTCCGCCCGGCGGTGGAAAATCACATTGACGAGCTGCGAGAGATCGCGGTGGAAGAAGGAAACAAGGAGGTATAACATGAAGAAAATTTTCGCATCTATCATGCTGCTTGCGGCGCTGTTGCTGTGCGGCTGTTCGGAGGCTGACAAGGCAAATCACAACATCTCAAAGCAAGCCGATTACTTTGAGAGCGAGCGCAAGATCACCGTCTACAACGCCCGCACCGACAAGGTGATCATGGAAGCAGAGGGCTACATGTCCATCTCCAACAACTCGGACAACGAGTTGGTCTGCACTGTAAAAATCGGCCAAGACACCTACCGCAAGAATTACATCTACCTGAACGACTACACCATGTATGTTGTGGAGGACATCACCGGCACCCATACCGACCCCTACCACTACAAGCTCTATTTCCACACCGACATCCTGCCCAGTGTGGAAACAAGGCCGTAAAATTTAATACTCAGCGGTTGGCGCACAGCGTCAGCCGCTTTTTATGCCGTTTTCGCTCAATGGTAGAGCTGCTGATTTGTAACCAGCGGACGCGGGTTCGATTCCTGCAAGCGGCACCACACCGGCAGCACGTCCGGCAAATAAACCTTATTGCCAAGCATGGCAGCCCGAGCAAGGGCAGAAAGGACTATCACATGGCACTCAAAAGAGCTGACATCCGCACGATTCTGGAGAACCCCGAAACCTCCAACGATGACAAGGCCAAGGCCATTCTGGACGCCCTGCACAAGGAGACGGACGAACTCAAAGACCAGCTGGATGCAGAAAAAACAGCCCGCACACAGGCCGAAAAGGACCGTGATGCAGCCAACGGCGGCAAGCAGGCCGCTGAAAAGGCGCTGACCGACTACAAGGCCCAGCAGACCCAGAAGGACACCCACGCAGCCAAGGAAGCCAAGTTCCGGGAGCTGCTGAAGTCCGCCGGGGTGCTGGACAAGTATGCCGATCGGGTCGTGCGGCTGTCCGGCGAGGATATCGACAAGCTGGAGCTGGACGATAAGGGCGAGGTCAAGGACGCCAAGAAGCACGCCGACAGCCTGAAAGCTGATTGGAGCGACTTCGTAGGCACTACGACCACCACCGGCGCAAAGGTGGACACCCCGCCCACCAACACCGGCTCCAAAATGACCAAAGACCAAATTTTTGCAATCAAGGACGCTGGCGAGCGCCAGGCGGCCATTGCAGCAAATGCCGACCTGTTTACAGGCGGCGGAAAGGACTAACACATGGCAGCAAAGACCAATCTGACCACCACTACCGAGATCACCGTCAACCCCCGGGAAATTGACTTCGTCACCCGCTTCCAGCGCAACTGGGAGCACCTGCGGGAGATCATGGGCATCATGCGTCCCATTCGGATGCAGCCCGGCACCGTGCTGAAGAGCAAGTACGCCCAGGGCACCCTGCAGAGCGGCACCGTGGCAGAGGGCGAGGAGATCCCCTACAGCCAGTACACCGTCAAGGAGAAGGACTACGGCAAGATCACAATCGAAAAGTACGCCAAGGCCGTCTCCCTGGAGGCAATCCAGAACTATGGCTATGATGTGGCCGTGCAGAAGACCGATGACGAGTTCCTGTTCGACCTGACCGCAAAGGTCACGGACAAGTTTTACAAGTACCTGAACACCGGCAGCCTGAAGGGCACCCCCAAGACCTTCCAGATGGCTCTGGCCATGGCAAAGGGCAGCGTGGAGAACAAGTTCAAGAATATGCACCGCACCGTCACCGGCGTTGTGGGCTTTGCCAACGTCCTGGACGTGGCGGAGTACCTGGGCACCGCCCCGATCACCATCCAGAACCAGTACGGCTTCCAGTACATCAAGGATTTCATGGGCTACAACACCATCTTCCTGCTGTCTGACGGCGAGATTGCAAAGGGCAAGGTCATTGCCACCCCCGTGGACAACATCGTGATGTACTACGTTGACCCCTCCGACAGCGACTACGCCAAGGCTGGGCTGGTGTACACCACCGCAGGCGAGGCCAGCAACCTGATCGGCTTCCACACCCAGGGAAATTACACCACCGCCGTCTCTGAGAGCTTCGCCATCACCGGCGTGACCCTGTTTGCTGAGTACCTGGACGGCATCTCTGTCCAGACCATTACCCCGGGTGAATCGGTCTAACCTGCAAGGGGGTGACTTTGCATGACCGTCCCTGAACTGTGCAGATACACGCACAATTTTTTTGACCGGGCGGACGACCCCGTTGCCGGGGAGTTTGCTTTTGAGCCGGACACCGTGCCCGCCGGGGTAGTGCCGGGACAGTATTTCCTCGTGTGCGGATCCATCTTCAATGACGGCGTGCACAAGGCCGGGGACGGCGATCTGACCGCCGAGACCTTCACCGGGACGGTGCAGCCCATGCGCGTGCCGCCTGATTTTGTGGCGCTGGCTGAAAAAATCGACGCATACGACAAGGCGCTCCCGTCCGGCGGCGTGTATGTGTCCCAGTCCTTTGCCGGGTGGTCTGGCACGATGGCTACAGGCGCGGACGGGCTGCCCGCCGACGGCAAGACCCGCTATAAATCCGAGATCAATCAGTGGAGGAAGATGTGACATGGTCAACGCGTTCACTGCATCCACCGTGATGCAGAGCTTTACCCAAAAATACCGTTTTCAGACCCGCAGCTATGAGCCGGACGGCGTGGGCGGCTTTGTCTCCGGCTGGAAGGACGGCCCCGAGTTTGAGGCCGTGGAGCGCCACGACACCACTGTGGAAGCTCAGGTGGCGGAGCAGGCTGACACCGCTTCCACCTATACGCTGCTGGTTAACACGGGTGTGCCGCTGGCTTTCCCGGACTATATCAAGCGGGTAAGCGACGGGCAGACCTTTCAGATCACAAGCACAGCGGACGAAAGCAAAGCCCCGCCGGAATCCGGCATGGGGCTGCGGGCCGTCAAGTGCAAAAAGGCGGTGCTGCCGTAATGGGACCGTCTGAGAGCATCAACCGGGCGCTGAACACGTTCTTCAACGGGTTCGGCATCCCCGGCTATCTGGAAGACAACATCCCGCCCGCCGCTTCCCTGCCCTACCTGACCTACAAGCCCGCCGTCCCCGGCGGCTGGAACGAGGAAGCGTCGTTTCATGGCCGCTTGTGGTATCCAAGCAGCGCAGGGCGTTTACCCATCTTACAGACCGAAGACCAAATTAGCGCAGCCCTTGCAGGCGGTTTGACCGTGCCGTGCGAGGGCGGCGCTATTCTTTTGCGCAAAGGCACCCCGTGGGCCCAGCCGATGGACAACCCGCCCGAGGGCTATTTGTGCGAGTACCTGAATTTTGAGATCACGCAGCTATGCGAGTAAGGAGAATTATGGGAAGAAAATTTACCAAAATTTCCGCAGAAGCATTCAAGTCCATGCAGATCAACGCGGGCCTTGTGCTGAACAAGTTCGACACTGAGGGCCAAACCGCCGTCGCTGATGCCGACATCATCTGCGCAACCACTGGCGGCATCACCGCCACCTGCACCCCCAACATCACCGACCTGGGCGAAGATGTGGACAACTGCCAGAAGAACACCGTGGAGCTCATGGAAATTGAGGACTACGACTGCACGCTGGCCTTCACCGCGCTGAATACCTCCGCCGAGGTCATCCGCATGGCGCTTGGCGCAGCGGACGTGGCCGGGGGCAAGGTAACGCCCCGCATGACGTTCAAAACTGACAAGACCACGGGCGACTTCAAAACCATTTGGTTTGTGGGCGACCTCATCGGCGGCGGTTATGTGGCTGTTCGGCTGGACAACGCAATCAGCACGGGCGGCCTGTCCCTCAAGACAACTGACAAGGGCAAGGGCAATGTGTCCGTCACCCTGACGGGCTGTGTCCGAATGGGAGACGAGACCGTCCCCATGGAGTTCTTTGTGAGTGAAGACGCGGCAGCATAAGGAGTGGAACAATGAAAACTCTCAACCAGATGGACGAAACCGAATTTCTGCGCCACTGTTACATGATCGCGGACAAGGTGGCCGCCCTGCTGACCGAGACGCAGGTGATGGAGCTGCGAAAAGTCGGCCCCATCCTCACGGGCAGTGAAACCCCCGATGAGCTCAAGGCCAAAAAAGAAGCCCAGGGCCGCAAGAACATCAAAGCAATGGCAAAAAAGCTGCTGTTCGACAACGCTCAGAACACAGCGGAGCTGCTGCCTTTGCTGTATGAGCTGGAAACGGACAAGGACGGCAACCCTGAAAAGATGACTCCCTTCAAAACCATGCGCGTCATCACGGAGACCATCAACGACCGGGATGTGCTGGATTTTTTATCCTCGTTGGTGAGGTTGGCTCAGACCGATATCGGCGGCTGATCTCATCCATCCGGCTGGATATGCTGAAAGCCATTGGCAAGCCCTACATTGCCCAGCATTGCGTCAATGCGATGCAGCAGGAAGCTTACGAGAAGAGCTACCGCGCCTACATCACGGACGCTCTGGCTGGCCTTGTGGGAATGGAGTGTCGGTGGGTGGATACCCTGCCCGACTTTAATGCTTCCACCCGTCCCCAGCAGAGCGCAGAGGAAATCAAGGCCCGCATTCTGGCCGGGCTGAACGGAGGTGACACGCCCTGAAACTTTTTGAATTGATGGCCACTCTTGGGCTGGACACGTCCGCGTATGAGCGGGGCATCAACAACGTCCAGAGCGAAACCAAAAAGACCGTTGCAGCACTTTCCAGTGAGTACAGCAAGGCCGCAAAAAGCGTGCTGGAACTGACAAAGCAGTATAACGAATCTGCCGCCAAGACGGGCAAGACCTCGGCCGAAACCAAAGAGCTGAAAAAGCAGCTTGCAGCAGCCGAGGCGCAGCTCAAAACAACCGCCTCCGCCCTGAAATCTGCAAACAACGGCATGGACTCCTTCGGCAAGTCGGCCAGCAGTACGGGAAGCGGGCTGACGGCGGCGCTGACAAAATCGCAGCTTCTGGCTTCTGCCATCTCCACGCTTTCCACTGCGGCCCTCAGCGGCGCAAAACAGTTTGTGTCTATGGGCATCGAGTACAACGCCCAAATCGAGAGCTACCGCGTGGGCCTGACCAATATGCTGGGCGACGCACAGGCGGCCAATGCGGCCATGGCGGCCATTCAGGAGGACGCGGCCCGCACCCCGTTCAGTGTGGATTCGCTGACACAGGCAAACCAACTGCTGATCAGCGCGGGCGAAAATGCGGGATACTCCCGCAAGGTCATCATGGCGCTGGGAGATGCTGTTTCCGCCACGGGCGGAGGCAACGCGGAGCTTTCCCGCATGGCAGCCAATCTGCAGCAGATCGCCAATGTGGGCAAAGCGTCCGCAATCGACGTCAAGCAGTTTGCCTATGCCGGCATCAACGTTTATCAGGTGCTGGCTGACTACACCGGCAAAACGGTGCAGGAAGTCCAGAACATGACCATCAGCTATGACCTGCTGTCTAAGGCCCTTATCGCCGCCAGCGAAGAGGGCGGGCGCTACTACAACGCCATGGACACCCAGAGCCAGACCATGAATGGCCGCGTTTCCACCCTGAAAGATAACGTAAGCCAGCTTGCTGGCCTCATGACGGGCGACCTCAGCAGCGGAATCGGTGTGGTAATCTCAAACCTCAACGATATGACCGTGGCGGCCATCGAAGCTTACAAGACGGACGGCTGGAAGGGGCTCGGCGAGGCCATTCTGGAACTGAACAACCCCATCAACTCCGTCATCAAGAAATTTGGCGAGCTTGGCTCTGCCGGAATCGGCGTTCTCGATAAATTGAGCTTCAAGCTCAACAAAGCCCTCGGGAAAAATGCTTACGCGGGGTACGAGAACAGCGACGAAGGATACAAGCAGTACCGCTCTGACAAAAACAGCCAGAGCAACTACGACCGCCGACGGAAGGACGCTAAAAACGGAAAGGGCATCTACAACGAAAGCTGGACGGAACGGCAGGCAAAGGCGGCGGCTGCCGCCGGGAACGGCGGGAGCAGTATCACTGCCTCGGGCGGCGGCGGCACAGGCGGCGGAAAAAGCAAAAAATCTACCGCCAAAGCGGCTGCTGACACCAAAAAGCTGGCTGATACCGTCACCGAAACGTCGAAGCAGATCCTTGCCGGAACGGGCAACATCGTGGGCAACATCCAGCGCGTGGTGGAGACTGCCGACAATACCTACAACGTCTACGACGGCACCACCAAAAAGCTCAAGGGAACCACAAAGGAGACCGTGGAGACCATCACGGACTCTTGGAAAGAAGTGGTGGACGGCACGGAGAAGACCATCAAATCGGTCACAAAGAAAGTGACCGATGCGGCCGGAAAAGTGACCACGACCACGCAAAAGACCTGTGACGATGTGGTTTTGTCCGTGACAGAGCTGCAAAGCCGCATTGACCAGAACCTCAGCAATGCGCAGAAGCAGTGGTCGAACGGCATCTTTGGCCGCCTGCAAAACGCGTTCACCGACCTGAAAAACAGCAACTGGGCCGGGTTGGCTACAGACGTGGCAAATCTCATCTGGGGCGAGGTATCGCAGGATCAGCGGGAGCTTATCTCCAAGTGGGCGGCGGATGCGCTGAGTGTCATCAATGACGCGTACAGTGGGGGTGGCGTAAAAGCGGCCTTCGATACCATCAAATCGCTCTTTACGGACGGCATTGCTGCCAGCGCAACAGAAGCGGGGACAGCGGTGCAAAGCTTTGGCTCCATCCTGTCCAGCTTGAGCGCATCCGGTGGGGCAGGTGCCCAGCTGGCCAACGTCGCCAGCGGGGTGTCCAGCATGGCCACCTCTATCATGGGCAGTCTGGGCAGCATCGTGTCCTTTGTGGCATCCAACCCGGTGCTGGCTGCCATCCTGGGCGTGGCTGCTGTGGCGGGCGGTATCGGTCTGGCCGCATGGCTGGGCAGTAAAAACGGCGAAAAGGAAAGCACTGACAGCAAGAGCACGACGCTTTCCTACAAGGACATCCAGGACGCCTACTGGTACGGCAGCCAGCGCAGCTTTGCCGGGTACGATTTCCGCACCGATGGCTATGCCTTTGGAGAAAGCCCGGCTAACAGCCGCCTGACGGCCTATCAGCAGAAAATGCAGACTTCTCTGGATGCACTGTATAACGTCGTCCAGCAGTATCTCCCTCAGGCAGGCAATCAAGTCATCAAGCTGGATGATGGAACGCTGGTGGGCGCACTGGCACCTTCTATTGATGCACAGCTGGGCCATCTGGCCACGCTGGCAGAAAGGGGAAATTAAAATTTGTACAAAATTTTTGCATATCCCTTTGGCAACCCCAACGACAAGCGCCTGATCTACGCTCCCAATAACCGCAATGCCCTTGTGCTGTCTCCCAAGCTGACCCGAGAGGTCAGCAAGGGCGGCAGCCTTTCTTTTACCATGACGCGCGACCATGAGCAGTATGAGAGCCTGCAAAAAATGTCCACCTGCATCACCGTTGAACAGGACGATAAAGAGATCTGGCGCGGGCGTATCTTGAGCCATGAGGCAGACTGGTACAACCGCAGAGTCATCTACTGCGAGGGCGCTTTGTCTTACTTCAATGACAGCGCAATCACCCCTTTTAACTACGAGGGAAAGCTGGCGCAGTTTTTGCAGCACCTCATCGATGCCCACAACCAGCAGTGCGGCAACATGAAAATGAAACGCTTCGAGCTGGGCACTGTCACTGCGGCACTGGGTGATCTTGTTGTGCACTATGGAGACCGGGACAGCTACGGTGTGGGCGAAGACTACGGCAGTACCTGGGATATCATCGACAAGATGGTGCTCAAAACATACGGCGGCTATGCTTACTGCACCTTCGATGCGGCTACCGGAAACAACGTGCTCAACTACTGCGACCAAGCGTATGAGGCTGACCGGCTGGTGAACCAGACCATTGAGTACGGCGTGAACCTGCTGGATTTCACAGAAAAAACCGATACCAACAGTCTTTTTACCCGTGTGTATCCCATGGGAAGCAAGCACACGGTCGAGGAGACAAAGTGGAAGTGGAAATTTTTGTGGTGGGGTGAAAAGTACACAGAAAGCCATGAAGAGCGCTATGGCATTTCTGGAACGGATGCAGCGACCGTCAATAAGTATCTGCCAAAAGGGTATTCGTACCGGCTGGACAGCAGTGACGGCGACTGCGGATGGATCCAGAATGATGCAGCGGCCCAGAAGTTTGGCATCGTGTCAGCCCTGGGCGAGTATGACACCGACAGCGACAACGACACCTTTGCTGCAGGCGTGCAGGATCTTCAGAAAAACAGTTTGATGGTGACGAGCTACACCGTCAAGGCTGTGGATCTGCGAGATGCGGGCTATGACAAGGACAGGCTGACTTTTGCCAGCTATGCCCACATTATCAGCAAGCCCCACAGCATCGATGTCATCATGCTGTGCACAAAGCTGGTGGAACCGCTGGATCAGCCGGACAAAAAGGAGTATACCTTCGGCATGACCCGGCAGACCCTGACCGACCGGCAGGTGGCCAACCTGGGCCGTACCAACCTGCTGGATGAGGATACGGCATCCGCTGAAAAATATCATCAGAGCACCCTTAACCAGCTTTTCAAGTACCAGAAGTCTAACGACAAAAGAGTGGACGAGGTGGACAAAAAAGCTGGTGAAGCAGCCAAAACGGCTACCAACTTTTTGGAGTTTACCCCGGAAAACGGCCTTATCGTCCGGCATGACCAGCTGCCCAACAAAAGGGTGCAGATCACCAACGACGGCATAAAAGTGCTTTCCGGTTCCAGCATGGTCAACATCAAGTCGGATAGCATTTCCATCACAGACGGCAACGGCAGCTGCACTATCGACTCCGGAAAGATTACCTTCTACGGCATCCGAAACGCCCGTATCTGGGACTTTGGGGACAACAGCTCTTTTGGAGCACAGACAATCCCGCTGGACCTGGCCGATTTTTCTGCTGTGTATCTGACCTATACCAGCAAGAAAGGATCCACATGGTGGGCCAGCGGCGGCACTGCCGGATGTGTGACCATGGTCATCCCGGTCAATGGCGTGGAATACGCCATGACTTACCCGTGGAACACCACTCACATGCGGACGGTGCGGGTTAACTCAGGGGGCATCACTTTCGGACCCGGTCGTGAGCGCACATCGAACTATGTTACGGGCAACAACTACACCCCGGCAGTAGTGCCGACGAATTTCAGCATCGACCTGGAAAGCCCCGGCTCTGACGGGTGGACACAAAATGACTCCCTCTGTATGCCACGAGAACTATACGGTTTTATGTGAGGTGAAGGACAGATGAAAGTACCCGGCTGTAAATTTATGTGCAAAGTGTGCTCCGATGGTCGCATTTACAGCGGCGGATGGGGCGTTGAAGAAGTGATCCCGAACCCTCTCCCAGACAACTGCATGGTCTTCGATGAGTTCCCGGAGGACTGGGAGGATGGCGGCTCGCACTATGTGTGGGACGGAGAAAAGTTGGTATACAGCCCTCTGACCCCGGAGCAGCTGGCCGTGATCCAGAGCGGAGGTGAGCTCAAATGCTGATGGGCGCACAGATCGGAACTATCCATACCCTCAAAGACCTTGGCCTTTATCTGAAGGTGGGCAGCCCTATGATATCCGGTGCAGAGCCAGAGACAATGCTTGTCAATGTCCCGGGCTCTGACTTTATCCTAGACCTGTCCAGGGCTTTGGATGGGGAAGTGCACTACAAGCAGCGCACCATCAAGATGGAGCTGCTGTGCAAGGCCAAAAAGAGCCAGTGGAGCACCATCCAGAGCGCCCTCGAAAACACCCTGCAGGGCCAGTGGCTGCGCTGCATCTTTGATGAGGACAGCGCATGGTACTGGCTGGGCCTGTGGCGGGTGGACGTGGTGGAGCGCGGGCGCACGGAGATCACCTTCAGCATCGAGGGTACCTGCAACCCCTACAAGCGCAACGTTACCGCCGACGCGGGCGCGGACTGGCTGTGGGACACCTTTGATTTTGAGACCGATACCATCTACGACACACCGACAGGAGTGATTAGCTTATGATTACACTCAACTTTGATGAGGTTTTGAAGCGCATCTATAACGCCAAAAAAGGCGTTGAAGTCCGCTACGGCCTCGGCCAAGGCTTTGAGTACTGCAAGCAATTTGCCGACGAGGCTCAAAGCCATGCCACCAACGCCAAGGCCAGCGAGAAAAAAGCATCCGATGCTGTGGCAAACATCGATCAGCAGAAAGCTGATGCTGTAGAAGCTGTGCAGCAGGCTCAAACCACGGCCACCACGGCCATCACCCAGACAAAAGACGCTGCACTGACTGACATCGGCAACGCTAAGACCGGCGCTTTGCAGGAGGTGGCAAGCTCCACCGAGGCGGCTCAGACCGCTGCTGCCGAAGCAAAAGCATCTGAACAGGCCACAGAAAAGAGCAAAGAGGCGGCTGCTACTTCTGCATCCACCGCTACCACTAAGGCTAGTGAAGCATCCACCAGTGCGGGAGCAGCATCCACTAGCCGTCAGGCAGCCGAAAAGGCACAGAAAGCCGCAGAGGATGCCGCAGAGCTGGCGGGAACGCGGGCAGGGACGGATAAGACCCTGAGCATCGAAAACGCCCCTGCCGACGCAAAGGCTACCGGTGACGCTCTGGCAGGCAAAGCAGACTCCGTCGTTCCACATGATCTTTTGATTCCGATAACGGGGTGGCAGACGGACACAGAAGTTGCAGAATACCCACATTACATTGACATTACGGCAGACGTTACGTCCACGACTGTGGTATCTGTCAGCATCGACCCTGCAAGCGCAGACGTAGCCGCTAAAGCTATGCTTGTAAACCCCGAAACTCGAACCGGAGCTATCCGTATCCGTGCACACAACATTCCGACTGCGGAAATTTACGCCCGGTGGTATCCCATCAAGTATGGTGGTCAGTTCTATGGTGACGGCTCAATCTACTCCAACTTCCTGCTTGCGGCACATCCCGTAGGCAGTATCTATCAGACCATCAGCCCGGAAAACCCGGCTGTGACATTTGGCGGCGGCACGTGGGAAAAGATTGCGCAAGATAGGGTGTTAATGGGTGCAAGCGACACGCACCCAGCTGGTACAACGGTAGAGGCAGGACTTCCGAATATCAAGGGAACCGCAATATTCCGTCCGTACAACAGCGAATACAAAACGGGTGTTCTCTGGGACAGCACAGGGGCTTTTTCTTATAAACAAGATAATACCGAGAAGGCTGAGAGCATAGCGGTAAGCGATTTTGCAACGCACAATCAAGTTTTTTATTTTGATGCATCCGCTTCCAACCCCGTCTACGGCGCATCCGATACCGTCCAACCCCCGGCATACTTTACTTACACTTGGCTTCGTATCGACTGAAAGGAGAAACGATGGCACTAGGAGAACTCAAAAATGGCATTGGCCTTGATGCCTATGCTATCTATCAGCAAGTTCTTGCGGCGGTAGTCGAGCGAGACCACCCCGTGGGCAGTCTGTACATCAGCGAAAACTCAACCAGCCCTGCCGAGCTTTACGGCGGCGCATGGGAACGGATTGAGGGCAAATTTATCATGGGTGCGAGCGATACCTACCCGGCAGGGAGTACGGGAGGTAGTGCGACGCATACGCAGACACAAGATGAAATAGCCATCCACAAACATATTCAATCTATGCAAGATGGATTGGGCGGATTCTCCAGATGGGTATCAGGCTCGTCTGGCGGAAATTCTGGATATGTGTCTACTATCAGCACGGAATATGTTGATACCGGATCAGCTGTTGTCATGACAGAAGGCTCCGGTAATAATAATCCCATGGACATCCTCAACCCCTACTACTCCGCGTACATCTGGCGGCGTGTCGCCTGAAAGGAGATTTTATGAAAATCATTGACAGTAACGGCAGCCCCATCGAAAACCCCGACCTGACAAAAGGCTACCTCAAGCCCGAGACCCAGACCGTCCACCACGATGCTGTGGCAGGTGTGGAAGAGGTCAGCCACTACGAGACCATCCGTGAATATCCAAACGGGGGAAAAGACGTAAAGAAAGTCGTGGATGTCAAAGCCGTTCCGGCTCAGAATGCCTATGACGAAGAGGTGGAAGTGCAGCGGTACATCCTGTACACCGCCGAAGAGCTGGCCGCACAGGCTGAAGCCAAGAAAAAGGCAGAAGAAGCCGCTGCCGCCGAAGCGAAGAAAAAGGCAGAGCTGGAAACCGTGCCGGGCCGCATGGACGCTCTGGAAGCGGCAAACGACGACCTTGTGCTTATGATGGCCGATTTGATTGGAGGTTAAAACTATGAAAACGCTGAACAACCTGAAACTCCGCATCATGGTGCGGGCATTCCGCAT